TAGATTTCTTTAATCTACTTAGGTGTGCTTTATTTATTGATCTATTCCCTTTTAAAATAGAAAAAATGGAATAGTCATTGGTTTCCATAACTTGACTTACTTTTTTCATTTTACTTCTCCTTGTTTAATGTAAACTTTGTTTCAAATTCTTTTTTAAATCGTGGCTTCGGAGCATCTCCTTTAGTACTAGAGTTGTGCCACTTCCATAAATCATAGCAATTCTTTACCAAATCATAATCAATATTATAATATTTAAGAGTATAGGTCGGTGCTTTAATCCATGTGCTTTTAAGATGCAAACACGCAACTTTCGTTATTGGATACTTTGGAAATAATTTATTCCATATCATAGCATACGCTGATAATTGAATCTGATGTACAGGATAATTCAAGCCAGTTTTATAATCAACTAAGGTTATATCGACCTTATTAGTTTTTGGATTTGTGATTAAACCTACAAAGTCAGCAGTGCCACAAAATGGTATATCTTTGTGATGTAGCTGAATTTCTGATGCAAATGCGATAGGTTTATAATCTTCCCAAAACTTCATAAAACCCATAAGTCTTTTATTAATCTGATTACTTGGTATCATGTGGTAGTATCCTTATCCCTTTGTATGTTATATAATATAATTTAGTAAAAAAGTTAACTGGTCGCTTATCTAGCCTTCCCATAATAAATCCAGGCTCATCACAATCAATAACATCTTCTACAAATTCTACTGCATATTTTTTTGTTTTTTGTGTAAATGATCTTAACGTATTATCTAACTCTTTTTTCTTAGCCATAAAATTTCGATAGTTAGAATATATAAGTGTATTATTCTTCATCAGAATTGTACCCAAAATTATAATGCTTACCATTATAGTTAAAGCCCTGACGTATATCAATATCTTCGCCTTCAACAAGCATATCAATATAAGCGTGAACTATTGTACCAATTAAAGCTTTCTCATCTCTAATCTTAATTGCATCAAATCCATTAGTCATTAGCCAATTATCATAATATTCGCCCTTAGAAACAATAGAATCAAAACTCGTTACTGAAATATAATACTTACCCTTAGATTCGTACCATCTACCATTAGATAGATCGTGTCGCTTCAAATCCACGTTCTCATTATAATTCTTAACGATTTTTTTAATGTTCTCTGGTTTTCTCTTGGTATTCTTCTTCTGTGTCATAAAAATCCCTTAGTTTACAATGACATAACCTTGCTATATGTTTTAATGTTTCGTGCGAAGGATTACGTCTTCCAGTACAATAAAAGGTTAATGTTATTCGGTGAAAGCCTAGCTTATCTGCTATAAACTTAGATTTGAGTCCAGACTCTTTTATCTTTTCTTTTAGCTTTGTATAATTAAAATGTTTTAGTTTCATAATGACATAGTTTACTTTAAATTTATCTTTCTGTCAACATTTTTTTTATCTTCGTATCAAATTCAGACGAGAAATATAATGAAATATCAAAATGCACTTGGAAAATATAATGGATTATCATATTTTATAAACCCTTATGGTTTGACAACTATGTACTTTTTGCATAAGGTTATTATAAAAGTGGTTACAAAAAGGGATTTCAGTATAGCCACAATCAAAGACGAACTCTAAACTTGATCTGATAGGTAGCTTACTACCGAAAATGGAATTAGAGCGTGAATTATAGTAAGATTTATAATTCATAGGCATATCCGACAGCGACAAGTCAAAGGGTAATAAAGCCTAGAATCCTCCTCTGATTTATAATTAGGGGATAGGAATTCCTCTAGGCTAACCTCAAGCTCTAATATCAAGGGTAATATTAAAAAGGAAGTTATTAGCATTATTTATAATATATCTTAATTATACTCTCTTATCTCTTTTTACTATTTTATGATTTGCTCCATAAAGCTCACAATAATATCTAACTTCTTTTTTAGCATCTCTTAAGTTATTCCCTAAATACTTTGTAAATGCTGTACTATATCCACTTTTTTCGTGACATAAAAGCTCTACCATATATTTATTTGTTGAACTATAATTCTTTATAAAAACAACTTGGAATCCTTTCATAACTCTAAATCCTCCTCTGTTGCAATTTCTAATTCATCACTATGTATTTCTACTTTTTCGTATTCAAAAAATGGGAAATGTACATCATAATATCCATCTCCATTATTTTTTATTATAAAACCAATATAATCATCGTGTTTTATCATATCATCGGGTTTAAACATTTATTCATCCTCCTTAATTACATCATCATAATCTTCTAATAGTTTACTTTCATCAGAATTATACTTTTCTTTTAAAAGCCATTCTATTTCAGATATTGGCTCTGTGCTTTCTGAATGTATCCATTTTGCTATGATTTCAAATTTACTCATTTACTTATCTCCTTTCTAGTTTGGATATATAAATATATCTTCATATGCTTTTTCTATCTTTTTATCCCATTCTTTAACAAATTTATCTACTAATATCTTTCTTTCTTGATATGTTAAAATATTCTCATCTTCTTCAAAATTATATGCTCCATAGTATTTGCAAATCATATCTATTTCTTTTTCTGTAAATACTACATTATATTCTTTGATATTCTTCATCGCTTATTCTCCTCTTTATTACATTGTTTATATAAATAATCATTACACCCTTCACAACAAATTTCTACACAGGAATTGACCTCAATAATATAATAGGTGGGTAAATTTTCACGATCGCAGTAAGTGCAGTCCATTATTCGCCCTCCCTATATATTGGATTCTGAATTACTCCAATAGCATACTCTAAAGCCTCAACCCATCCTTTGTATTGATGGTAGTTATTCCAATCACAAGTTCCATCAGCTTTATCCATACTATCTTGTTCAATCTTTAAGGTTGCTTTTAACTCTTCTAATATTTTTTCCATTTATTTATCCTCCCACACCAAATCTATTTTATAAACATTCGCTACTTTGTTTAATAGTATTTTTGTTGCCCATTTTTTATCTGTTGTCATTTCATCTATAAAGCCCTCAACAAATAAATATTCTATTGCTGACATACATTCTTCTTTAGTTACCTTATTATCATTTCTCATTTTCTTTTTTCCTTTATCTTTTTTTTATTATTCAAAATGCAAATCCAATTTATAATTATAATCCAAGTGTGAAATATAACAAGATCCAAATGGATGCTGAGAATATAATCAGAATGGAGATTAAAATTATAATTTCTATAAAATCTTTCATATTTTCCCTTGTTTCAAGAATTGAGTTTATATTTATAATTGAGGTTAAAAATATAATCCTAGCTTGTATTTAAAGACTAATTCAAGCCTAAAATATAACTTTTTAAGTAAATAAATCAATTTAGGCTCATTATCTATTAATAGATTTAATTTATCCTTAGCTATCAAATATTTTATTTTATCTTTTTGGCTATAAGTATTATAGTTTTTTGGGAATTTCATATTATTTTTATCCTTATTTTATTAATTAGTCTAATGCGTCCCAGTCTGAAAATAATAGCAATAAAATCCATACTATAAATATAATCAGATGCGTAAATCCTAAAATAATATCCATTGTTTAAAAATCCTTATTTTTTAGGGCTTTTTTATATCTAAGCAATATAATAAAGCATATTATTAAAATGGTTGTTAAAATCATTAATTATAACCCTTATATTCTAAGACTTCGCACGTTTCGCAACGTTCAAAGTTTCGCTTTTTAAAAGCTCATCAGTTAGAATTTATTATATTTTTTCCTCTTCGGTTTCGCATAAGTTATTATATTTTTCTTTTAAATTATCCATGCAATAATGTTTAAAACCCATATTATCGCAATGAGTAACAACTTCTTTTATTGAATCGTATAATGCTTGAAGTTCTTCCATTATATTAATCCCCTTTTTATTTTTTCTTTTTTTACTTTGTTAAAATGCTCATAATTGATAAAGCTACGTTCATTTATTAGTTTACCATTTTTATTATAGTAATAGATATTTTTATATTCAAAGCCTAGCATATTAAGCCCTCCCACATTCATATAATTCTTCTAAACATTCTTCAAGGCCTAAATTATCATCATAATAAGCTTTAGCACTATCACCCCACCAACAACCCTCAACGCATTTATTTCTAGTATTTATTGTAATATTTGGCCCACCAAAAGCAACCAAAACTTCAGCCCCCTTAAATGTTCCATCACTAGCAATTATATAATCAATACTTAAAGCATCATTTAAATAATCATATGCTGTTGGTTCTTCTTCTTTGTTATATTCTTTAAAATCCTTAACCCATTCAGCATTAAAACCCTTTGATATTTCATCTGCTAAATACTGAACATGATTTAATAATTTATTTTCTGATGTTGTTTTTGTTTGTGTGTTCATTGTTTCCATATCCTTATTTAATTAACTTGATACAATTTAATTATTATTTATTTAATATCCTAATATTTTGTAAACTTTTTTATTTACACTAATAATAACTATTTATATATTTATTTTATTATTGTTTAGATATGTAAGTACTTACTTACTATTATAAAGGTGGGA